TTCAGTAGAAAGTAGTGAAAGAGCAGAACGAGCCTTACTATTGCTATATCCATAATATTCTTTCACCGCTTCAAGACTTCCATCCTCAATAGTTTTATTCCATTTGGAGAACCGTTTTGGATTTTTTCTAATAGTATTTAGCAAAAAGTCATTTTGGAGTTTTGAATCAAGGTGGTGATTGATATTCATTTCATTAGCAAGTAGTACAGTCTCAGGAAAATAAGAATATGAGTGATTGACCATGAAAGGATTGTATGCCTTTTCATCTAGGTCATCACGCATGATATCTTTCTTATTGTTGATTGCTTTTACAAATTCAAATGGGTTCATAATACATCTTTTCAAATTCATAGTTAGGATCACAAAGTAAGTGGATAGATAATTGTGCAATTCCCTCAACACCACTTACTCTAAAAGATTTTTTAGGTTTATTGTTTTGAACCGTCATGTAGTGATGATTATTATACCAAATATCAACAGCATAATCAAGATTAAAAATCTTAACAATATTATTATATTCTAATTTGTAATAACTTTCATCAGCTAAGACTCTGGCAGGTTTTATGATATAAGTGTTATTTCTTCTTACATATGTAATATCTAAACTTTCTTCATATGGTTCTACACCTTTAAAATCATTTAATATTCTTTGGTAATTATACTTCCCGGATGTATCAATAATTAATGCTGGCAAGTCAAAGTCATCACAAACTCTATTTAAAAAATATCGATGTGTACCGGGATGTAACCAATAACTATCATATACAGAAATACAAATAGGATTTTCCATTTGTTTTCTCTGTTCAAATAGTGATGCGCATATAGCAAGTTGCATTGGTCTAGCATATGAGTTATTACTCATCCAGTATTCATCAGGAACATCCCATTTCCAAGTATGGTCTAGTTTGTCAACTTTATAGACTTCCCATGCCAAGTTATCTTCATAAAGAAAAGACTTTTTAAGGCTTTGAATAGACTGTAATTCATCAGGAGACATATTTTTTGATAAAAAGTCATCTCTTTTTTCAGACCAATAATTATCTATCCAAGGGTCTTTGGGATTAGAAGACATGTTTAGGGAGACTTTCTTCTAAAATGTTTTGAGTAAACTCTTCTGTGTTTACATCTCTGTTCACATTAAAATGACCATAGTAAAGTTGGGGAACAGTTTTATGTCTTTCATCCAGCACAATAAAAGCTCTAGCTGCTTCATCTTCTTGAATGTTCTTTACATTATATTTGTAACCCCATTCATCAAGTTTTGCTTTCATCATGTCACAGTAGACACAGTTAGGTTGTGTGTAAAGAGTTAATTCGTGCTTCATTTCCATTCTACCTCCGCCATTAGTTCTGTAAGACAGGCAACAATATTTAATTCATGATCTGCTACAAATGCATTCTTGTATTGGTAATCAGCTAGGATAAGCACAGCACGGGGAATGCTGCCCGGCTGCATAGTTTCTGTCATAGAGTCGTAAATGATCCTGAAAATACCAGAAGTGTCTGTATCTATATTATTGCTTACCCATGACCTCATCTTTTTGAAGTCTTTTGCTTTAAGATATCCAATAACATCATTGACAGAATTATTGGAAAGCAGGCTAAGAATACCAGTATCAATAGTGCCAGAGAGAGAATAACGCTGACACTCATTAATGACACGCCGCCAATCAGGAGCAAACCTAATAATAAGTTCTGCCAAAACTTTCTTATCATAAGTGATATTCTCCTGATCTAAAATCCAAGTCAGTCGTTTCATAAACTGACCAGACAGTCCAGCCATAGACTTCTTATTTGTATTAAATTCATATACACCACACCGTGAGTGTAGAGGTTCAATAATACGATTCTTGAAGTTACAGGTTAAAATAAATCGGCAGTTGTTTGCAAACTCTTCAATGAAACCACGCAGGGCAGGTTGAAACGACTGTGCGTTTAGATAGTCTGCCTCATCTAGAATAACTACTTTGTAACCACCTGTAAATGATACAGTAGATGCAAACTGTTTGATTTTATTTCGTAGTGTGTCAATGTTACCTTCTTCAGAACCGTTGATAAGAATCCAGTCAAGGTTCAGTTCATTGCACAATGCTTTTGCTACTGTAGTCTTACCAAGACCAGCAGTACCTGTGAATAGCATGTTAGGGATTTCACCTGTTTCTACAATCTGATTAAATGTATCTTTCAGTGACTGTGGTAGAATGCAGGAGTCAATAGTTTGTGGTCGGTATTTCTCGACCAAAAGAAAATCAGTCATCAATATTCCTTACTAGAGTTAGGAAACCATTATATAGAAAAGAAAGGGGGCAGTCAAGCCCCCTATTATATTAACTGCTTTTTTTATCAGCAGTTAGACCTTTGACATATGTAAAAGAGCATCCTTGAAGGAAGTAAGAAGTATGTTCAAGAATTTCTTCCAAGTCTTCATCATTCACACGAAAAGTAGAAGATACATCATTCACACAATCATGATTATTATACCGACGCATGGTCAAAGTGTATTCAGTGTAAACACCATCATCTTCATCATCATAACGACCCATTATACTATTCCTCTTCTTCTGCCAGCTCTTGCTGACGCTCTTCAACCTTCTGCACCAACTGCACACATTGGTCACGCAGACCACCTACTGTGGACAGTTCTTCTCCCTTGAATGCACCACGCTGCACAATTGCATCGATGATAGCAATACTAGAACGGGAGACTTTCTGTGCCAAATCCAGAAACTCGTTTTCGTTTTCCATTAAAAATACCTCTTAATTTTTTTCCAAAGCAATCCAGTATTGGAGTTGCCGACTAACGTTAGTAAACTTACTGATAAGTTTGGAAGAAACTTCAACGGAATAATCTCCGGGCAGAAGTTTCAGATTATCAATGTTGATACTTAGCTGCGCATTAGGATGGATATTACCATGCCATGCACCATCAACTTCAATGGTATACACATTAGAAGTCATGTTCTTAGGATCAACGATTGATAGGGTGACTGTGCCATCTTCTGTGCTTCCAATAATCACGCTCTTATGACCAAGAGCAGATGAAGCCTTGCGAAGTTGACTCAGAATATCTTGCGTGAGATTGAATGTAACTTCTGGACTTGGCATTTCCAAGTCTTTCTCAGGTGGATTAGTTAACATTTCAATATCAGAATAAAAATAGTTAATAGAAGACTGACCATTAGCAATCACCATATGCTTGTCTTGATAAGATACATTACCGTCTTCAATCAGATTGAATGCGCTCATAAACTCATTCACATCATAGATACCAAAGTCCTGTGGAAAGTCTTCATCAAGAGTTGCCTTAGCAAGAACATTCTTAGCATCTGCTACAGTGCGAAGAACATTGCCTTGACGAAACACAAGGTTCTGGTTAATTGTTCCGAAGTTTTTAATAACTTCCATAGTATTATTCAACATCAAAGTTTTCCTCATCTAGATCATGAACATGTAGAGCCATAATAGCATAGTGTGCAATCTTCATCAAGTCATCACGATTGCGACCATTCTTTTTACCGTAACGTTGTGCATACTTCATTACGTTTCCGAGACAGAACCCCATCCCGTGACCAGAATCAATAATGAACTCAGTAGCCTGAAACTTCTGTTTAGAATAATGCCCTTTGTAGGTTGACAATATATATTCATTAAGTTCATCTAGGATAGCGTCTTCACTGTATTTCATAACAAACCTTTATAATCTCAAAGTTAGAATTGTATTCTATATCATTACCAACATAATGTCAAGAACTTTCTTAACGCATTTTGGAAAAGTTTTTATCCTTGTAGAATTCCATCTTGGATTTAAAACGACCATCCAGAATCTCACCTTTATGTGAAATAACAAATACATTTGTATCAGCACCCAAGGTATGAATAATCTTAAACAAGTTTTCTACACCATCGTTATCTAGGCTGGAGTCAAATGTCTCATCTAGAATAAGTAGATTGGTTGCTACAGAGTTTTTCATCTTAGCAATCTGTCTCCATGTAAACAGCAGTGCAAGGTCAATGCGTTGCTTCTCACCTTCACTGAAAGAGTCATAAGAAAAACTATCACGGTGCCGTGAACGAATAGTCTCACCAAAACTTTCATTCAATTCAAAATGAACAAAGAAGTCCAGTGTCTGTAGATACTGATTAACCAGTTTATTCATCACAGGCAGATATTGCCGAATAATCTTGGTCTTGATACCAGTATCTTTCAGCATATCAGCAATCACACTGCTGTAGTCGTATTCTTCAGACAGTTCTAGTTTATGTGTAAGTAGACCATCCTTCTCATCAATAAAGTCTTCAAGGTCTTTGTTAGCCTGAACAATATTATCTTTACTATCAGATGTATCAGTAATCTCTTGCTCTAACTTTTGAATAAGTTTGCGAGACATACTAATCTTAGTATTATTGTCACGCATAGCAGCATGTAATTCCATAGACTGCTTACTCTGCTCTTGAAGTTCATCTACCAATGCTTTACCAGCAAACAGTTGCTCTTCTAGCGTCTGAAACGTCTTTTGGATTTTCTTCGCTTGCGCTGAGATACCCTTAGACTTTTGTTCTTTAATAGTCTGGTTAATCTCTTGCGTACAAGTCGGGCAAACGTCATTGTCTTGAAAGAACTTATCCTCTTTAACAAGTCTATTCATCTCCGTTTTAAGTTGCGTCTTTTTGTGTTGGTCAGATTGAAAAGACTGACCTGCTTCTACTAATCGGTCTGAGACCTGATCATACTTTGCTGCAAGAGTTTCTTGTATTTCTTCATTTTCAAGATTGATCTGCTCAATTGTATCTTCCTGCGTCTTGATTTCAATTTGCTTCTCACGGTTCTTTTCCTCGTTTAGATTCTTAATATCACTAATGTATTTGCGTTGAACATCAATCTTATTCTTGACAATATCTACCTGATGTGCAGCATCACGGATTTTATCCTTCAGACTAGCAATATTGTCTTTCAGAACAATATTCATCTTAGAAAAGATATTAATATCCAAGAGGTCTTCAATAACCTCACGTCTATGCGCAGCAGTCAGTTGCATGAAAGGAATAAAAGAGGATGAGCCAAGCACTACAATCTGATGAAACGATTTGTGATTTAGTTTCAGAATGTTTTGCTCTAGTAGTTTCTGAAATTCTTTAGCATGGGAAGATTCATTAATAACCTCACCATTCTTGTAAATTTCAAACACGTTAGGCTTGATACCCCGAATAACTTTATACCTGCTAGGACCGACGGAGAACTCGACCTCGACCACACAATCCTTGCTATTAATAGTATTGATAAGTTGTGGTTTGTTGATGTTTCTGTAAGGCTTTCCGAATAGACCAAATGACAGTGCATCTAGCATAGTAGATTTACCTGCACCATTAGCACCTACGATCAAAGTAGTAGGTGCCTTGTCTAATTCAATCTTTGTAAAATTGTTCCCGGTACTTAAAAAATTCCGATACTGAACAGAATGAAACTTAATGATAAGACTTCTCCTAATCACTCAAACATAATGAAGAGTATTATATATCAAGTTGATTAGGAAGTCAATCATTTTTTTATGCCTTATGATATTTCGAAACGATTTTCTTTAGTGCAGTCTGAATATGATCGTCATGGATTGGGTCACCTTCATTGTCATAGACCCAAGCAAGGTATCCCGTTTGACTACCATCTATATTCCACTTGTCTGACCAATCAGGTGACAGCACCCGAATACCATGATTCCACCGTGGATGTGTATCATCATAACCACGCTGTTGCCATACTTCCTTGAAAACTACCCAAGCATCTAGCATTGCTTCTTTAGGATCGTCTGATATGGAACAACGGAAGTATTCAGTAAGAATAGTGTGAAAGTCTTGCGACAGTTGGTT